GGTAAGGGGACGTATGTTCTTGGATGTTCTCACTTCTAATAGGTCGCGAACGCGCAGTGCCTTGATTTCATTGAAATGTTCGGATGTTCGTTTTTTAGTTAAAATAGTATATACCTATTAAAAACCCTTCTTGGATTTAGCGATTTGCGAACATGCGGGGGGACAGCTGCGCTGGGATGTATTAACTGCATTCTCGACAATTTGCGAACATTTGTTTGTTTTCAATGACTTACAAAAAACCATTTGCGAACATTTGTTTGTTTTCAATGGGTTACAAAAAGGCCATTTTGCGAACATAGAGAACATTGTGGAATATCAATGGGTTACGCGAACACGCACCATCAGATGATACTTTACGATAGGCGCTTTTTTGGCTTGACAACCAGAAGAAAAACCTCCATACACTACGTGTATGGAGTCCAGCACGCCACTCAACCCCCAGCTGTGACACTCGACGCTCCTCTAAGAACTGGTTTCGGTATGTTAGTGTCACACTAACAAAATAGGGGCTTGACAACCGCAGGTAAAAGTTCGATACACGGAGTGTATCGAATCCTACAGCACACTCAACCACGCCGCGAACGACTTATCGCGCAGTGCTGCGGCTCGACGCTCCTCTAAGAACTGGTCTCAATTTGTTAGTGTGACACTAACAAAGAAGGCGTAACGGCAGGCACAAAAAAAGGCCCGCCCGCCGAAGCGGGTGGGCCAGTGTCATGGGGTCATAAGTAAGAAAGCATAGGTGATGGCGAAGATCGCCACCACCCCGAAGATGTCAGACAGTCTCACTTGACCATCTTGTTCAGATCGCGAAGCGCCTTAAGAAAGTCGGCAGCGTCGAATGTAAGATCTTCCGCGCCTTGAACCAGCTTTTCGATGCTCTCTATCATCGCGCGGATCTTGTCCTCTGCCGACTTAGGTTGCTGTGGTGCACGATCATCCGCCACGCCCTCGCGCTTTTCAAGGCCACGCTTGAAGTCGTTACGGCGCGCACCGATCTGCTGCTGCGCATAGCGCTTCTCCGCCTTGTCCGCCTCGGGCAGCGCCTTGGTTGGTGCCGCCAGAAGCTTTTGCGTGCGGGTCGTGAACCCCGACACGATCGCTGTGTTGATCGCTTCAAATTGCTCGGGCGATGAAGTCGAACCGCCGTCTTTAGACTTAGGTGATACGAAGTCGGTTGATCGCATTCCCGCCGCGACTAGCGCGTCGATGCTAGACTGCATCTTGCGTGCCGCGCCTTCTACGGCAGACACGGCGGCAGTGATCGCGGCAGCGGCAGCGGTTGTGAGTGTGATGTTAGACATAGGGTTTCCTCTCGGGTTATATCGGTCTTATTTGCTTGCCGATGTCTAATAGGTAACACGTTATGACATGACATGACAAGGGATAACGCCGAACGGCAGCGCCTGCTAGGTGTAGCGCATCACGTCTTGGCTTGTTAGGGCAGCACTAACAAAACGGCCAGATCGCGACCCTACCCGCCCCCTACCCCCCGCAATAGGCTTTGGAGTCCCACCACTTCCTCTATACTACTAATCCAGAAGAATAAATCCGCACCCCCCACGTCACTCAGAAAACGACCATAAAAAATTTTTTATTATCAATGGCTTAGCGTTTAGCTACCCAGCGGGCTCGGCGCGCTCAGGGAAACACCCCCCGTCATGGGACCCACGGGTCCCCCGGTGCAGAAATATCGCTACGCTACGGAGTCTTGCGAAATTGTACCTAAACATCTATACTTGCGACATCGGCCAACAGCCTGCGATGTATAATGACTCTACAACTCACACCCGAATCCGGGGTGCCTCTTAGTAAACGCGCACCCAAACTGGACTTGAAGGACCGCGCCGCTGCGTGCGCGAAGACCATTGAGTTGTTATCACAACACGGGCTGGACACCTCCACTACCGCGGAGGATAGGGATACCGCAGCTGCATTAGCCGTGGCATACGCGCAGAACCCGGAAAAGACGTCTAAGGCTACGACCACTGCCCGCACCGCGCAGCTCACCCCCGCAGTTATCAAAGAGACGCACAAGATTCTCGACGAGTTCGGGCGTCAGGTGGTGGACTCGGCGATAACCGTACGGCACCTTGTCACTAACAAGCTGATCTTGGAGACCGAGAACCCGGACCCAAGGGTGCGTATCAAGGCGCTGGAGCTGCTTGGTAAGATGTCAGACGTTGGGCTCTTCACAGAGAAGAGCGAGGTGACGATCACGCACCAGACGACAGATGATCTAAAGGAGAAGCTGCGGAGGAAGCTGCAGAGACTGACAGCCCCGCAACCGGTAGAGCCAGACATAGAAGATGCCATCATCATAGATGGCGACGCTGTCGACGTAGACGCCGAGCTTGGGTTCGACGATGAATAAGCTGCTGGACCTCGGCGATGTCGAGATAGAAGCACTGCTGGAGAATCTGGACGGGATGAGCCCCGAGGAGCTGGCTGAGATCGACCTGATGGTTGACGAGCTGGCTAACCGTAAAACAAATCAGGATGCGTATGACGACCTGCTAGCGTTCTGCAAGAAGATGGACCCGAACTATCTTGTGGGGCGGCACCACCGCATCCTTGCCAGCATGCTGACAGCCATTGAGCGTGGGGATAAAGACCGTATCTGCGTGAACATGCCACCACGCCACGGTAAATCGCAGCTCGTGTCTATATTCTATCCTGCGTGGTTCCTTGGGCGGAACCCGGACAAGAAGGTTATGATGGTGTCTCACACCACGGACCTCGCCGTGGACTTCGGGCGCAAGGTGCGTAACCTCATCGCGACAGATACGTACAAGTCTATATTCCCCACAGTCTCGCTCGCTATCGACTCTAAGTCTGCAGGGCGGTGGAACACTAACATGAAGGGCGAGTATTTTGCCTGCGGCATCGGTAGCTCGATCGCGGGCCGCGGTGCTGACCTTTTGCTCGTGGACGACCCCCACTCAGAGCAGGACGTGCTGAATGGTAACTTCAGTGCCTTTGAGCGAGCCTATGAGTGGTTCACATTCGGCGCGCGTACCCGCCTGATGCCGGGCGGACGGGTAGCTATCGTGCAGACGCGCTGGCACCTTGACGACCTGACTGGCCGTGTAACACGTGACATGGGAAAGAACGCTGAGGCCGACCAGTATGAGGTGGTGGAGTTCCCCGCGATCCTCGACGTCGAGGACCCCAAAACAAAGAAGATTATACAAAAGCCGCTCTGGCCAGAGTTCTTTGATCTGGCAGCGCTAGCGCGCACCAAGGCATCCATGCCGGTGTTTCAGTGGAACGCGCAGTACCAGCAGCAGCCCACCGCCGAAGAGGCCGCGCTCATCAAGCGGGATTGGTGGCAGCAGTGGGAGAAGGACGACGCGCCCAGCTGTGAGTATATAATCATGTCGCTCGACGCTGCAGCCGAGAAACACAACCGTGCCGACTTCACCGCACTAACAACTTGGGGTGTGTTCCTCAACGAAGAGACTAACGCGCACAACATCATATTGTTAAATAGCATAAAGCAGCGTATGGAGTTCCCTGAGCTTAAACAGATGGCGATGGAGGCGTACCGTGAATGGGAGCCTGACTCGTTTATTGTTGAGAAGAAGAGTTCGGGCACTGCACTGTATCAGGAGATGCGTCGGATGGGGCTGCCAGTCTCAGAATATACACCGCACCGCGGGTCAGGTGACAAGCTGGCGCGACTAAATTCAGTTGCAGACATCGTGGCATCGGGTATCTGCTGGGTTCCACAGACACGCTGGGCCGAAGAAGTGGTCGAAGAGATTGCTGGATTTCCATTTATGTCGCATGATGACTTGGTGGACTCTACAGTTATGGCCCTCATGCGGTTCCGGAGCGGAGGGTTTATCCGCCTGCCGACCGACGAGGAAGACGAGCAGAGATACTTCAAACAACGCCGGGGCGGCTTCTACTGAGGGATAAGACATGGCTATCGAAAAAGGCATTTACAGCGCCCCAATGGGCATTGACGACGATGAGATGGAGGGCATGGACCTCGAATCTGATCTGGAGATTCAGATCGTCGACCCAGAGGCGGTTATTCTGGACGACGGCAGCATGGAGGTGATCTTGTTCCCGGACGCAAAACCCGTGGATGAGGCCGAATTTGACGCAAACCTAGCGGATTTCATGGAAGATGGGGACCTGCGGGACCTGTCTAGCGACCTCGTGGGACTGATCGAGGCCGACATGCAGAGCCGGAAGGAGTGGGTTGAGTCCTACGTCGAGGGTCTAGACGTGCTGGGATTCAAGTACGAAGAGCGGACGCAGCCTTGGGAGGGTGCCTGTGGGGTGTTTTCTACGATTCTGGCTGAAGCAGCCATCCGGTTCCAAGCTGAGACTATGTCTGAGACTTTCCCAGCCGCTGGGCCGGTAAAGGTAAAGGTGCTTGGCGAGGAGAGCAAGGAGAAGCTGGAGGCCGCGGAGCGCGTCAAGGCCGACATGAACTACGAGATCACCGAGCGGATGGTCGAGTACCGGTCCGAGCACGAGCGGATGCTCTATTCTCTGGGTCTGGCGGGCTCTGCGTTCAAGAAAGTGTACTTCGACCCGAACTTTGGGCGTCAAGTGGCGCTCTATATCCCAGCAGAAGACGTTATCGTGCCTTACAGCGCGAGTCACATCGAGACGGCAGAGCGCGTTACGCATGTGATGCGTAAAACCAAGAACGAGATGAAGAAGCTGCAGGCTGCAGGCTTCTATCGGGACATCGAGTTGGGCGAGCCGGTGCCGTACCACTCCGACGTTGAGGAGAAAAAGGCCGAGGACGGCGGGTTCAGCCTGACTGACGACAACCGCTACGCACTCTATGAGTGCCATGTAGAGATGTGCGTCCCCGGAGTGGACGACGAGGATGACATGCCGGTGCCGTACGTCGTCACTATCGAGCGGGGCTCAGGTGAGGTGCTGGCGGTACGCCGCAACTACGAAGAAGACGCCGAAATCCCCCTGAAAAATCAGTTTTTTGTCCATTACCCCTACGTTCCGGGGTTTGGGTTCTACGGACTGGGGCTGATTCACATCATCGGGGGCTATTCACGCGCAGGAACGTCGCTGATTCGCCAGTTGGTCGACGCTGGCACGCTATCTAACCTGCCGGGGGGCCTGAAAACCCGCGGCCTGCGTATTAAGGGCGACGATAGCCCGATCGAGCCGGGCGAGTTCAAGGATGTAGACGTCCCGTCGGGCTCTATCCGCGATAATATCATGCCGCTGCCCTATAAAGAGCCGTCGCAGACGCTCCTGCAGCTCTTGGACCGCATCACACAGGAAGGCCGCCGCCTCGGGGCTATCAGTGATCTAAATATCTCCGACATGTCAGCAAACGCACCGGTGGGTACGACGCTGGCGCTGCTTGAGCGCACCCTGAAGCCAATGGCTGCGGTGCAGTCGCGTGTGCACTACGCGATGAAGCAAGAGTTCAAGATGCTCAAGGCGATCATCGCCGAGCATGCCCCAGAAGAGTACTCCTACCAGCCCGCTCGTGGTGAGGTGGGCGCACGCCGGTCGGACTATATGATGGTGGACGTGATCCCCGTCAGTGATCCTAACAGCTCGACCATGGCGCAGCGCGTTGTGCAGTATCAGGCTGTGCTGCAGATGTCCCAGCAGGCCCCGCAGATTTACAACCTGCCAGTCCTCCACCGCGAGATGATGGAGGTGCTGGGTATCAAGAACGCGGACAAGATCGTGCCGACAAAGGCCGATGCCAAGCCGACTGACCCGGTCAGCGAGAACATGGACGCGCTGATTGGCAAGCCGATGCGGTCGTTTATCTATCAGGACCACCAAGCGCATATTGCGACCCACATGTCGTTTATGCAGGACCCGATGATTGCACAGATGATTGGCCAGAACCCGCAGGCGCAGCAGATCATGGCGTCGTTGCAGGCACACATCGCCGAGCACCTCGGGTTCCAGTACCGGCAGCAGATCGAGGAGAAGCTCGGGGCACCGCTGCCTGATCCCAACGCAGAGCTGCCGCAGGAAGTCGAAGTCCAGCTGTCCCGCCTCGTCGCCGATGCCGGTCGCCAGCTCACGCAGGCTAACCAGCAGCAGCAAGCTCAGCAGCAAGCCCAGCAGCAGCAGCAAGACCCCATGTTCCAGCTCCAGCAGGCTGAGGTCCAGATCAAGGCGCAGGAGGTCCAGCGCAAGGCCGCGAAGGATCAGGCTGATGCCCAGTACAAGGGTGAACAGCTTAAGCTGCAGACAGCTAAGAGCATGACGGACGCGATGCTCAAGGCCGAGGAGCTGAAAGTCGACAAGACCCAGCTGGCGATCGACGCTGAAGTAAAGGGCGTCGAGATGAGCCGGGCCCGCCGCGAAGCTCAGGATAAGACTGCTATCGAGGTCGCTAAGCTCATGCAGCAGAACAAGCCAAGAGGAGATAAATAACCTATGGCAAAGACCGTCTTTGACGTGCTCACAGATAAGATCGACGAGCAAATCTCGTCTGCAACGCAATTCCTAGCCGGGGGGTCTCCCAAGGACTACGCCGCGTATAGGGAAGTTGTTGGATTAATTCGGGGTCTCGAATCCAGCAAATCGTACATTGAAGACCTCTCGCGTAACTATATGGACAACGATGATGACTGAAGCAGCAGTTAAGATTAACGAACAGGAGTTTGAGGCACAGCTGCCCAAACCAGTGGGGTACCGCGTACTCATTGCGCTCCCGCAAGTCTCAGAGACCTACGAGGGTACAAGCATTATCAAGACGGATAAGGAGCGCGACCGCGACCATATCATGTCGATCATTGGGCTTGTTGTTGACGTTGGCGAGCAGGCGTACTCTGACGCAGACCGGTTTCCTACCGGCGCATGGTGCGAACCCGGCGACTACGTCATGTTCCGCATGAACTCGGGCACGCGTTTCCGTATGGGCGATACTGAATATCGCCTGATGAATGATGATTCGATTGAAGCGGTGGTTGCTGACCCCCGCGGCATCCAGCGCGCGTAAGGAGCTAGACTATGCCTTTTCAAAAAGTAGAGTTTGGGTTTCCAAACGACGACGATGAGACAGTAGAAATCGACATCGAGTCTTCTTCCGCGGAGCCAATGGTAAAGACGGGCAAGGCGGAGAGAGAGATTGAGGTAGTTGTCGAGGACGACATAGCAGTAGAGGTTGTCGACGATACGCCCCCTGCCGACCGTAACCGCAAACCGTCTGATCCCCCAGAGGATGTAACCGACGAAGAGCTCGAAGAGTATTCCGACAAAGTCCGGAAGCGTATCAAGCACTTTAGTAAAGGTTACCACGACGAGCGGCGGGCTAAAGAAGAGGCCCTGCGTGCGCGCGAGGAGCTTGAGCGCCTTACGCAGCAGCTGTTTGATGAAAATCAGAAGCTGAAGACCTCCAGCACCAAGAGCCAAGCGGCCCTTATCGAGCAGGCCAAGCGCAGCGCAGCGATGGATATGGAATCCGCGAAGGCTGGGTACAAAGTTGCGTATGACTCTGGCGATGCGGATTCTGT